CGCATAATTTCCTAGTAACCAGAAAGAATACTTCTTATCAGGAGACGGGTCTAGCTTGGCAATTTCGGCGATTAGTTTGTCAGGAGTCATCTTTTTATTTGGGAACTCTTGTTTGAAATGAGCAAGAGCTTTGCCTCCAAATAACTGGACTAGCTGGGGTTCGGTATATTCAAATAACATTTCGCCTGTAATCTTACTATTTTCATGAATCCGCGACCTATCGTTTGAATTAAAAAGATATTGAAGTTTTTGATCGCCCTTCGCCTGTTCTAATTTCTCTTCTCTTTTAGGGTCGTTCTTTAACGCTGCCAAAATAGTTTTTGGACTATTAAGATCTTCTGCGGTCGCATGTGGATTTAGTAAGATTTTGGCAACATCATCGCGGGACCTTGCGACAGTTGAATTATCATCTCGTCGGTTAAGTCCGGTACCAAATCCCCTAAACTTCAATCCCAATGACTTGGCAATGCTGGCAATCATAAGGAAGATGTGCTTACCCCTAAACTCCGGATCGTTATATAACCCACGCGGCCCATGCTGATGATACTGCGCTGCAATCGCTGCATCTGGCACTGCCATCACGTCTACTTGCGCGTATTTCATCTTACCAGTTACTTTGGACTTGTATCGAACACCGATGCTGACATTTGCACCGTTAAGATCGACCTCTTCAATGCCGATAGAGAGCAGATGTGTCTTGAGCAGCCGACGGGCTGTCTTTAATGGTGTTTTGTCCTTCTCAGTGTGATAGAAAGCAACCAAATCAGCAGCATCAATCATAATATCAATATCACCGGATTCAGGTTTATAACCAGCACTACCGATATCAACCTGCAACCCAGGGTGTAATGCCGGTGGCAATAGATTCTTCACATATTCAACAACTGCCTTGACATCTTCTCGAGCAACAGGTGTAGATGTTGGAATGGCATCGCCGCCCTCAACTAACATTCTCGGAATGTATGATTCCTTCATAAATAATGGGCGGTCGACTAGTTTAATTCTTCCAAATGGCGAGTCAGTGACAAACCCCTCATGCCCCGGGGCATCATGAATGCTTGCCTGGACATCTCCGCCCGTAGTCTTGTCGAGCTCTGCTTTTACAAGCATCTTGATTTTGACGATTTGATCTACAATTTGCCAAATAATTTTGTATGCCGCATAATGCTGCTTGACATACTCGGTTATTGCTGCTTTCTTTACCACTGATATCTTCTTGTCGGGTTCATTCTGTAACCACGCCATAAATCCAGTGGTTCTCTTCTCTGCGCTTGCCGCCAGGCCTTGGCGAGATTCCCAAGCTGAAAAGTTCTTCATCAAGGCCGGCAGTTCTCGGACATTGGCTGCTCGCAGCGTTTCGGCGTTCAGGAAAGTGGTAATTGGCACCTTATTGGCTGAGATAACTGATATCACGCCCTTGTATGTATTCGGTGGCAGCGTAATCTTCTGCTCAATTGCTCGCTTCGGACTCAATACAACCAGCCCAGCTACCTTGTTCAAGCCGAGTTTTTCTACATCCGGAACTGCTACTGGTTCGAAATCTGCATAGCTTTCAAAATAACTATGAATGACAATACCCATAGAACTTTTACTAATTTGTTGTCCAAGCGTCGAATCCACCGGTACTTTATATACTACTTTATTAGGCGCGAAAACAAAATTTCCATCTACTATTTGCGGCCGAGAAAACCACATTACATCGGCCTGCAGGAAACCAGTAAATTTCTTTGGCATCAGTGCATGAAGATATGGAAAAATAGCACCGAAATATTGACTGTACTGGGCCCGGCCGGGCTGGTCAGGTTTCCGATTGAAAATTTCTTTCTGGGCTGTCTTCGCACTGCGAAACACGCCCTGACCACCGTCGGTCTTTGCAGCCCGGGCAAAGCCAACCTTGTCCGTCATTATAAATCCTCGGGCGTCATTGCCTAAGACCACCGCTGGCGTTCCGTCAAATTTGGTCGTGACGAGATGCGGCTGCTCTGCTGTCGCTTGCAACGCTCGAACGCCAGCAATGGCGCCAGCGGCGCCGCCATCAAAGATTTGATCTTCAGGATGTTCTATGCGCGCCTTCGCCTCAAATACTAATTCTCGAAATCTACTTATCATTTTATTGCCCGGTTGGCGCTTGTTCTACTGATTCAGAAATCTTCCTCGCACCACGGGAAAATTTGATTGGATTGCGGGACCGAATACTATTCACCAGGCGGCGCTCCATTTCATCTGATACATCTGGTCCGTAATAGGCGGCGATGGTTTCTAGCAGATTTATCGCCGATGTTATGACGTGGCTACCCCTAGACTCTATAACCGAAGTTCGGTCTCGGTCCGGGACAATGTTAGTAATTTCATCTAGAATCGTGCGCGTGGTCGTTTTCAAATGCGTGAGCCCCAATATTCCACAATTATTTATCAAATTCCGCCTGGAATTATATATTTTGGACTGCACATCACTTAATGAGAGTCGGTCCGGAATTCCGGTTACTTAAAATCTTCTTTCCCTTCTCACGAATCAAATCCACAATCATCTGGGGCGAATCATTAAACATCTCTCGAATCATTTTTTCATCAATGCCGTCGGTCGACACCACATATATCTCATAATGCCGTTGAGGATTGGCCTGGGCCCGGATCTTCAATACGTGAAGAAGATTACTCAACTCGTTGGCTTCTTTATAGGCGTCTGGATCGCCGGCCAGTGCCTTGAACTGAGCTGTACTTTCCAGCTGGGAATCAACCGGAATAATACATTCAAGACCTTCCGAACACCACATGACGATGAAAACATTTTCTTTCTTCTTTCGAACCATATTACCCCTTCGTTGTTGCTGTATTCTTAAGATCAGCGAGCATTGATTTAAGTTTCGAACCCTGAATGTCTGCCTTCACTTCTGATGTCGTCTGACCTGAAGCCAGCTCAGCCGGCATTGAAGATGCCACTGTGCCACTTCTAGCTTTGATTTTATCAATCAAGCCATTGGTCTTTGCCTGGCTATTGTATTTATTTTCCTCTTCTTCGGTTAATCCCGATATACGAAGAGAATTCACATCAAATTCCAAATCAATCTTCGACCCAACACCGGAACTGCTTCGAGTCTTGATAAGCTGCAACTGATATCGACCGTGCTCACGCATCGCTCTACTAGTGAAAATCCCGAGAACATTGTCGGCTGTGTCGACCTTACTGATGCCACCAGCAATCATTCCCTGGTTATAGTCGACCTCCTCAACGGCACTATTATGAGTTGCAATATCATTCGCATAAAAGATGTGGTCGCCGGTGACGTTAATATCAATCGTATCTTCCATTCCTACATAATTTATTTCCAAAATCTCATCGTCAAATTCTAATTCTTTAGAAATGCTATGCATTTATGTATCTCCCTTTCCGGATCTTCGGCATATTCGCCTTGCCAAATTTCTAGTACCTCGTGAACTACTGTAGTTCACGCGAACTACTCAATTTATCACCAATAACTAATCCGGTTTCTAACGATTTGAGACCAGCAACAGTCGGAAAATTATGCTTACTGCTAACCTTTATTTTCCTTCCGGATTTCGTAATTATTTCCCAGACATGTTGCTTAACCGGTGGAAGAATCTCGACCACCGTCTTTAACCCCGAGGGCGACGACACCACGTCGCCCTCGTTGAGTTGGTCTAATCGAACCTGCTGCCCGTCACGAACAACCAATGTGTCCAAAGTCAAACATCGTCCCAATTGGCTGGCTGTTGCATTAAGAACGTCGAGCTCCTTTCCCAAGAACCTGAGCTCTTCGGATACATACTTATCCTTAATAAATAGGTTGGAAGGATCGACCTTAATAGTAACTGGGAGAAGCAAATCCAAATAGTCGATACACATAAAATCAATTTTGACGCCGGTCTTAATTTGCAATTGCTTAATGTATGCCCGAATATCATTTACAGTGCTAGTCGGCTTCATATATTTAATATGTAATTTTCCGGCCTTCTTACCAATCATCTTGACTTTTAATTCAACGTCATCAAGACTCTTCATAACGTCACGAGACGCCACTCCGGAAAGCATGCTATCAATCCTCATACTGCACATATCTTCGCTCAACTCGAGCGTTATATAAACTCCGGTCAGACCGGCCAGTATCCAATTGCATGCTAAGTTTTGAAGAATGAGGGACTTGCCAGCACCTGAACATCCCGCGAAAATATTTAGAGCCCCCTTGTCAAATCCTCCGTACAGCTTATAATCCAAATTTGCCCAGCCGGTGCTAATTTGCCCCTTATGGTCTCTTATGCGAAGGAGCCTCGCCCTCGGGTCGGCGAAGTAATCCGTTCCCATATCCCTAGTCAAACTAATCTGTACCGCATCTTTAATGATGCTTTCGCATGGATCATATTCACCCTTCTCCAGCAAATCTGCACATTTGAGTACAGCTCTTTCAACTTCCTGGCGGCGCGTAAACTTCTCAAATTCGTCTAGAAACCATTCGTGATGCGCTTCGTCTAAATCCGGTATCTCTTGCAGGATTGTCCCGGTCACCGCCTGAACTTGGGACCGATCCGGCAATGCCGAATACTGCTCTGTGTGTTGCTTGATAAACTCCGCGGCCTTAATCAAACTTCTGTCGAAGTTTTCTGGCTTGAAGATATTGCTGACCCGTAAATAAAGGTCAGCTTCCTGAATGATAAATTGTAAAAATAACCGCTGTACGTCAACTGAGTATGTGCTTGATGTCATATATTCTACTTAGCTCGAGAAAGTAATTTTTTCTTAATACTGATTGTCACTGGATTAGCCGTTGCCATATCTATAATATGCTTGGTTACAGCTAATCTACCGTATTCCAGGACGGCGGCATTTAAATCTTTAATCGGTCGACCAGCGCGATCACATCCCCATTCGGGAAATGATACTGCCCACCCCCGGTCGGCGGCCTCTTGTATGAGCAGTAGCCCACCGGCATCTGAATCTCCAACTACTATCGGTCTTTTGCCAGTCTTTTCGATTAGCTCTGCTTGGTCATCGCTAATTTCATTACCGCCGATACCCAATCCTGCGACCGCTAATGCATCGAATTCACCCTCAACGACAATCGTCCATTCCCAATTCGGACGCTGGGTATCGATTCCAAATACATACGGCGACTTCAATGTTCGCAAATACTTCGGCCGGATCATATCATTAATTGCCCGTGCGGTGTTTCCAATGATTAAACCGTCTCGCATGAATGGCAAAATTACTCTACGATGCATGCGAAGTTGTTGGTTATGGGTTACGA